CTACCATTGTATTGGGTTTCCTAGGCAGCACCCCGGGGGGAAGGGCCCACCATGTGCAACCGGCACCCCATCGGGGCCGGTACCAGAATTGGGTTTAGCGTTCCAGGCCTGGCGACCCTTGCGCACCCACCTGAATTCGGTTAAGCGTCCCGGGCCAGGCAACCCTTGCGCACCGCCAGTGCTATGACCCTGCTAAATAGCAGCAGCCAGCGCTGGACCCACCGTGTTCATAACGGCGTAGACACCCCTAGCAACACTGCCCAGAACACGCTTGCCACTAGGAGAAGTGGCAAACTCTGCCAGGCCACCGGCTGCGTTCGACACAAATCGAAGAACGTCCTTGGTGGTGTTTGCGCTCTTGGGCGCAATCACAGTCTGCGTAATGCCTTGCGTGGCACCGGGCACCCACTCGTACACGAAATCCACCTCAATGGTAACAGAGCCAGCCGGTGCGTTCTGCACGTACACGACCAGACTTGTCCCCCAATCGGAAGTACCCGGCACGAGGGTCTCATCAGCACTATACCACCGCTCATCAGCAGGGGAGAGAGGCAGCCACCTGACCTCATGTGGTTCCGAGCCAAGGCGGACGGTCCTCATGTTGTTGTTGACGTAATTGCTGGCCGCCGTAGCAACCTCGCCAGCCGCGATGGCCAGCTGTGGCAAGACGCCCAACGTCACGGTACCCGACCTATTCAGCTCAGAACCAGTGTAATGCACCTTGGCGCAGCCGGCCACTGGCCTGAACTGGCCCACTACCGGCTGGGCTAGAAAGTTCAGCCCAGACGCACCAGTAATAGTCCCAAGAGCACCGCCAGCGGTGGTCGAGTAACCAAACTGGAACTGCGATAGTGAAGAAACACCATTAGGGTCCCCTGTTGGCACAAAAGCCGTGTAGGAATCCACGGCACCGCCATTGTTTCCGGCGGTCACAATCGCCTTGAGGCGAGTGAGGTATCCCGAAGAGCCGTACATATGCGGCGGGTGGACCAGATCAGCACCACATGGGTCGGCCAGCAGCTTGGCATACGCCAAAGCATGCTGGTCCAACATGGTGCGGGGCCGAGAGGTCGTCTTCACCTTCTTCGGGGGCAGCTTAATGCCCTTCTTGCCCTTAGGGCGTTGGCTTTTAGCCATCTTTCGCGCAGCCATTGCGCTTACATAGCCACTGGAGAGGTGGGGACCCAGGTTGCCCACTGCGGGACCTCCTGGCTCTCATCGGAGAGGGTGCAATTGAGCAACTGCTGCTCGTCAATGCACGCGTCGAGGCGGTTGCAAAACATCTGCACTTCCGCCTCCCCCATCCTCAAGCTGCTGGCGATGGACGCCAGCAGAAGCTCCTTGTCGCCCGGCTCACAGGGATATGGCCCGTTGGCCACCTTGGCCTGGTAGCGGCTGTCCTTGGACTTGATGTCCTCGAGCTCGCGACCATTGGCGCTGTCTGCAGCCAGGTTGTAGACGCGGAGCAGGGCATTGGCATAGTTGCTGAGCACAGGGACGTGCGCATCAGTCACCAGAATGCCCTCCGCCTTCAGACGCAGTTTGGTGGCCAGCACCTTGTGGCTGGCCTCCGGGGCAGCCTGCACCGTGCATGCCTTGCGCAGTGCGCGCACTAAGCACGGGTGCGACGCCAGACTGGTTGTGATGTCCGGGTAGACACGGGAGAGGAACACCACGTATCCCTCCCCGACCCCCTCGGGCACCTCCTCCTCCTCGAGCTTCATACCGCAGCGGCTCGCGACGTCCTTGACGCCTGCAAAGATGCCTGCGGCGACTGCCGAGTCATCCCCAAAGTAGCACCCCAAAC